CTTTGTAGCTACACTGCGGTGCATAAGCACCAAGCCAAAGCCTGCAGCTCCTACACGCACCAGCGTATTAGCTGGCAATGGATGTACATAGGCTAGCCTGTATGGGTCTTCGGTCCAGCTGAAAAGAGCTGGGAACGGAGTCATCAGCGCACGCTCGTTCTCCTTGGATACAAAGTATGTACCCGAGATAACCGGACGAGCTACTGGGTCTGCTTCAGACCAGAGCATCTCAAGAACCTCTGGGGTTACTACGATGTCTGAGTCAATCCAGAGAATCCAATCCCAGTCTGTGTGGTCGTACCAGTAATCGAATCCGTTCTGGCGTTGACGTCCAATCTGGTTGCCTTGGATACGCATTGCAGAGGCAATAGGCACTCCGCCATCAAGGATAGAGTAGACCAGTCCCTCAGTAAACTTGCCGTCTGTTAGTCCGTTGTCGCACCAGCAAACGATAATCTGGTCGGTGTTCTTATTCGCTTTCGGCGGGGTCCCCATTGGTTTCCCGACCGGCTTCTTCTTTGATATCTTCGTCATTGTATGGTTTCCATCCGCCTAGGTGTTGGACAAGCGAGCCCAGCGCACGCTGGACTTTCATACGAGCACCGTCTGGTGTCGTTTCTAATTCCTTTGCTACTGTCTTCCAGTCCTCATGCTCTTCGTAGAACGCCAAGCGCAAGATGTTCTGCTTGGCTTCCGAGAGTTGGTAGAACGCATTGGCAATATCAGCACGCAGCGCTACCCAGTTCATGCCATCGGAGAATTCTCCTCCGCCGCTGAACTTAGAGTTCAAGTCTTTAATCTTGCTAGGCATCTCATAGGTTTCATGCAGGATGCTGGGCAAGAATGCTTCGACTACCGATGTATCGTAATAGTACAAATCGGACAAATCGTACTTGATAATCTTAGCCTTTTCTTTTTCACAGTACTTGAGCGCAGCATTGCGTAGCGACTTAGCTATCAGCTTCTCGCGCTCTTTGTCCGGTAGCGACAACCACTCCTTAAACTTGCGAGGATGGGTCACAAACCAGAGATACATCTCCTGCTGAATATCTACAGCTTCAATCATGGGATAGCGTCTACGGTACTCCTGAGCCAGTTTAGAGACCATCTCAGAGTAATCGTTAAGCCATTGCTCGCTGTGCTTCACGGTAGTCGTATCTCTCCTTTGACAATAGGGACCGCATATGGTGTAACCTTGCGGTTATGTTCAACCAAGATACCGATGCCCTGTTGCCAGTTAGCGATACCGCTTGTCAGGTAGGATGCTTGTTTAAGGTCCATGAGATGACCGACCTCGAGGCCGAAGATGGTATTCGTATCACCATTCAAACCGGTAGTTTCGTGTTGAAGTCCGAGCTTGTGGGTGTGGCCACATACAACAGACTTACCCAGTTTCTTAGCAAGGCTCATAGCTGTGCTGCCGGGGGTCTGGACCGAGCGACCTTCATCTCCGTGCGCCATTACCCATCCGGGGAGCAACTCTTTGAACCCGTGAAGGTACTGAATCTTCAGCTCATCGTATCCAATAAGCTTCTCGATTTTAGTATTCCGCAACGACCTGAGTGCGGGCGCGTATTTGCCAATGTAAGTTTCGATACGGTCTGTGTGATTAGAACGCTGGATGACGAAGCGCTTGTTCCAACCGAGAGCGAGACGGAAGTCGAGCATTAAATCATGCAGTCCGTCGATGTCATCTTGGAGAGTATCTTCATATTCACCAGCCATGCCCTTGTTCCAGCGGCTTGGTTGAGGAGCGTCTAGCTCATCGCCTACACACCAGAGCTCGTCTGGCTTTTCATGCTTAACAAAATCTAATACTGTTTGGATTGCTTTAGGGTCATGGTATGGATATTGAATGTCTGATAAGACAACAACCTTCTTCATGCAATCTACCTCTCCACCGACTGTTTAGCCGGTGTGAGAAGTATGACATACTATGTCCGATTTGTCCCAATCGTTGCGGCGTGTCGCATCATATTATGCACAGTCTTTTCTAAGTCTTCGAGTGTGCCATTGTTGAAGATGTACGAGTCAGGGCCTATGTCTTTGGTTGCATGCTCTGATACATGGTCATTGACCGGACCTATGCCTTCGCGTTCTACGCGCCAGATGATTCCGTTCTGTGCCCAGATAGCCTGCATTTCATTAGGAAAACGCACGTCTGTTACCACTATCTTGTCTTTTTCAAGGACTGGCCAGAGTGTGCGTTGCACCCAGAAGTCTTCACCAAATACTTTACGAGCAGCCATGCCTAGATTCTGTAGTTGTTCGCGTATGGCTGGGTTTTGTTTAGCAGGTTCCCACCCTTGCGAGTCTACAATCATTCGAGTGTGTGCGCTGAACTCATAGGATAGTTCTTTAATCTTATTGGCAAAGGCAATACGAGTGTAGCCGTAGTCCCTGACAAGGATACCTGCGACAGTATCCTTGCCCGACTGTGCATAGCCGCTAAGCCCTATCAGATTCATCGGCAGTCTTCAGTTCGAAGTTAGTCATCGGAGTGTCCCGTGCCATCAACTTCTCCCACACTGCAGCTCCCTGTCCCAGTGGAGCAGCTACGAGGAGCGCTGCTAGCGCGATGAGTAGGTCTTCTCCCTTTTTCTTATCTGTTTCATAAGCAAAAAAGATATCATACAGAGAACCAAAAAGGTCCAGAACCGTGCTGTCGGATACCGGTACCCCGATTGACGCTTCCATTTCCCTAACATGTTTCCAAATGCTCCTATCCAGCGGTAATACAATCTCGGATTCGCTCATCTATCCATTCCTTTCCGTACTTAAGGATGACGCTATTTACGTCCTCACCGTCTGGCATGGGGATAACATTCACGTTGGATAGTTCACGACCAACCTTCTTGCCCATCTCTGCGCCAGCTTTGTCACCATCAGCCAAGATGATAACAATATCAAAGTCATCCAAGATGCGGGCATAGTGTGGCTTCCATGAGGAAGCACCGGGTATGCCTACCGTTGGATGCTCTGTCTTCGTAGTCATCATTATACAATCAAACTCACCTTCGGTGAGGCAGATGTACTTACTTGCTGTGAAGACAGCGTTCGTGTTAAACATGGTTGTCTCTGCTCCGGGTAGCCCTAGATACTTAGGCTCTTCCCCGTGCATAGACCTTGTCCGTATATCCACTACGCCGCTAGGCGTGAGGTACGGAATGACTAACCGTCCAGCAATAAACTCGTGACTAGGAAGCGGTTCTACGACCACTCCCATATGAAACATGCGAGCCTCGTCGACCGAGAGCCCCCGTGTTGCGAGATAGTCCTCCGCTTGGTCGATGTGTTGGGAATACTGGATTGTGGCCTTCTGAAGAAATGCTCGATGCGAACTCGATAGCCTCACTTAATGTACCGCCTCTCTCTCTGCGTATTAAATCGTATGTATCACCGGCAACATCACAGCCGTGGCACTTAAACCTATTCAGGTCGAAGTTCACAGCAGCACTAGCGTTGCGGTCTTCATGGAACGGACACTTCATCTTACGCCAGCCGTGTCCACGAGCTGGCACCTGAGCATTGATATGGTTCAGGAAGTCTTCGATACTATGCTTGTCCGTCATTCTTCATCGCTCTCTTCAGTAGCTCAATCCAAATCTTAGCGGGCTGGGTGCAGTACCACTCGTTCACATCCGTCTTCCCCTTACGTTTGTGAAGAACTGTGCCCGTCCAAGCGTTGTCGTTGAACATCTCCAGCTCTAGTTCTGCAACCCATCCGCCTAAGTTCATCGTCGCATGGTTCTTGATTTCGATAGTGACACCAAGAACACCCGAGATGTCCCCTTTGTCTAAGGTAGCACCAGCTAATCGTCGGTCAGCATAAGGAAATCCCTCGTCCTTAAGCCACTTAACGACATCTAGCTCTGCCTTAGAACCCTTTGCTTTAGCTGCGTTACTCATAGCACCATCTCTTCTTGTTCATAAGTACGCACCACATCTTCCAAGTACATCGACCCCGGGTCGAAGGACAATTCTACAAAGGTGTTACCTGTTTGGTCTGCTCTTCCGTAGCGATTCTTCACGGGAGCTACGCATAGGTAGCTATCTATCTGGTTAGGTAGCATGTACTGCCCGATGGTAAGAACCATCGCTGGTATCTGAGCTACCTTACCCTGCAGCGCAGAGCGCGGCTGACATGGATTTCCCTGTGCGCCTTCCTGTGTGTGGTGTAGCACCAGCACAGCAGCGTTGGTATCGCGGGCTAGGAACTTAAGCTCTTTCATAATCTGACGCATGGCAGCGAACTCTTCGTGTCCGTCCAGTGCTATGTCCATCAGGTTGTCAATCACAATCATGGCAGGCGAGCGCCCCCAGATAGTCTCGAACGCGCTGACCTCTTCGTCAATGTCTCGAAGCGTAGGGCTGGACTCGAACGACCAGTAGATGTGTGAGTTGTGGTTGAGGATAGCCTCAGCTCTGTCAGGGTTGTTCTTCAGTATGGTTTCCGCATCCTGTTGTGTCATCTTGCCTGACAAAGAAATCAATCGCATCGCCATGGTGTGAGCATTGGTGTCAGCGGAAAAATAAAGCGTCGGTTGTTTCAACCGTGCTGCAATATGCAAAGCAATAGAAGACTTACCAGCGCCGGGAGTACCAGCTATGACAGTTACCTCTGCACGACGAAGCACGATTCCGGCTCTCTCGAAAGCCTGAAAGGGAGCCGGTAAGGGCTCCCCTCCAACTTCTGCTTTACGAACGGAACGTCGTAAGGTTTTCATTACTTAATCTTATCGGGTGAAAACGTTACGTATTCTGGGTCGTGCTTCTGTAGGTATTGTGTCTTGCACTTATCAGCAGCACCTGATGGTGATGGGCAGAAGTATCCCTTGTAAATTCCACCATCCTTAGATGGACCCTGAATACCTGTCATCTTACCGTGCTTACATGTGCGACCACCCCCTAGAGATGGGGCTTGGTTAAAAGGTGGGACGTCCTGCACTGGGGTAGCACCCAAGCTGGACTGTAGTGCTTGGAAGCCAGCGTTAATGTTGGTAGCTGTCGCTGCGCGTCCACCTACTGCACCTTCTAGCTCTGTCACTGCAGCCTTAACAGATTCGATTGCAAGTGCAACCAAGTTGTCTAGCTCTGACTCGGACTCAGCGCGGATAGTAACGAGACTACCTGCTGGTGTCTTTGCTGTGATACTGATGCGTGATTCTGTACTGCTCATTGCTTCTCCTTTGTATTCCATATGCACTGTGCGGTATATCCGCACATGTTACAACCATCTAGGTTAGCCATAAAGATGTTACTCCTTCTGGCTGTTTCAAACATTGTCACTAACGATTCAATCATCTCTTCTGTGAAGATGGTGAGGTCTAACGGT